GGTCCCGATGCACGGCGCGGTGATCGTCGACGAAGCGCAGCAGTTGATGCTTCACCATCCTTCCGGCTTTCACCCGGTCGATCCGACGCGCCTCTCGTGCGTCGTCCAGCGCTCGCGCTATGCCCCGCTCATCACTGTCGCTCTGAGGCACGGCAATGTTGCGTGACGTCTTCGTCTACGGCGCGGCCGGTCGCGAATTCGGGCGACACTTCCGGCTCGACGTCGCGAGCCCGCGCGAAGCGATCACCGCCCTGCTGGTGCTCCGCCCTGGAATTCGCCAGCGCCTGCGGGTCGGCAACTGGCGCGTGATCGTCGGACGCCCGCATATCGCCAACGGCGTCGACGCGCTCGACATGCGCCTTGGCGCGCAAGCGCTGCATCTCGTTCCGACGACGCGTCCTCGAGGTGGCGACGACGGCGTCGGCAAGGTCGTCGCGGGCGTCGCCCTGATCGGCGCGGCCATCGTCACCGCCGGGCTGGCAGCTCCCGCCTTCGCCGGGTTCGCCGGTTCGATGGCGGCGTCGACCGGCTTCCTCGGGATCACCTATGGGAACATCGCGATGTTCGGCGCGTCGATGGTGCTGGGCGGCGTCGCGCAGCTTCTATCGACGCCGACGCAGAAGCAGCAGGTCGATCAGCCGATGGCCAAGGTGTCCGAGGCGGATCGTCCCTCGTTCCTGTTCAACGGCGTCGTCAACAACACGCAGCAGGGCGGCCCGGTGCCGCTCGTCTTCGGCACGCACCTGACCGGCTCTATCGTGATCGGCTCGGGCCTCAATGCGGAGGACATCGCATGAGGATTACCCGCCCGACCTTCGAACGACCGAACGAGGTCTCGGTTCGACGCATCGCCGACCCGCGCGTGCATAGCGTGGCGCGCAAGGGCGGCGGCAAAGGCGGCGGTGGCCGAGGCGCGATCACGACGCCGCACCAGCCAACCGAGATGCCCAACACGCTGCGCAGTCGAGCGACCGCGCGCATCCTGGAGCTGATAAGCGAAGGCCCGGTGTACGGGCTCGCGCAGAACGGCCCGAACGTCTGGAGCGCCGTCTTCCTCGATGGCACGCCGATCTCGGACGCCGCTGGCAACTTCAACTTCGCGATCCGGCAAGGCGAATTCCGCTATGGCTTCCCGAGCCAAGCGCCGGTGCCCGGCTGGCCGCTCTCGGAAAGCGCGTTCTCGGTCGGCGTCGAGTGTCACTTTAATACCCCGGTCGTGCGCGCCGTCACCGTGCCCTGCTCGGCCATTCGCTACATCCTGCGCGTTCCCGCGCTCTACACGCAGGAGAGCGACGGCGACATCGTCGAGGCATCGACCGCCTACGCCTTCGACATCCAGATCGACGGCGGCACGTGGACGAACCTCGTCACCGAGCAGATCGCGGGCAAGACGATGAGCCCCTATGAGCGCGCCGTGCGCGTTCAGCTTCCGGCGAGCGCCGCGTCGGCGACAACGATCAACATTCGTATCGAGCGCATCGACCCCGAGGGCGACCCCGGAACATCCGACGCGCTGTGGTGGTCGACCGTCACCGAGATCGTCGACGGCATGATGGAATACGAGGGCAGCTGCGTCGCCGCGATGGTCGTCGACGCCGAGGAATTCCAGAACGTGCCGCAGCGCGCCTACCTGCTGCACGGCCTGATGATCCAACTGCCGACCAGCTACAACGGCTGGACGCATGGCGACAGCGGCGATTGGGATGGCACGTTCTATAGCCAGTGGAGCAACAACCCGGCGTGGATACTCTACGCGCTACTAACCAACGAGCGCTGGGGCCTCGGGCGCTTCCTCGACGTCAGCGCCATCGATAAGTGGTCGTTCTACGAAGCGCAGCAGCGCAACGACAACTGGATGAGCGCCTTCGGCGAAGTCCGCTACACCTGCAACTGCGTGATCGCGACCCGGCAGGATGCCTACGAGCTGCTGCAGGCGGTCGCCTCGAACATGATGGCGCAGCTCTACTACGCCAACGGCACGATCTATCTCGTGCAGGACACGATCCTCTATAGCCCGGTGCGCAACTTCGGGCCGAGCGACGTCGAGAATGGCCTGTTCGACTACACCTCGTCCGACGTGCGCTCGCGTTTCACCGCAGCGGCGATCACGTGGAACGATCCCGATGACAAGTATCAGCCCGCCGTCGAGCTGGTGCAGGACCCGCGCCTGGTCGCGCAGTATGGCTACAAGGAGACGCAGCTCTCGCTGTTCGGATGCACGTCGCGTGGGCAGGCCGTTCGCCACGGTCGCTGGCTGATCTACACGTCGCAGTTCGAGACCGAGATCGTCAGCTTCCGCGTCGGGCTTGAGAACGCCGATCTGCGACCCGGCGACTACATCTATATCAGCGACCCCTCGCGCGTCGGCGCTCGCATCGTCGGGCGCACGCTCGAAGATACCGGCGACCTCTCGACGATGAAGCTCGACCGCATCGACGACGAGATGGTGGTCAACCCGATCTTCTACGCGATCATGGTGACGATTGGCTCGGCGGCCGCGCCCGACGAGCCGGGGCCGGTCGTCGTCCAGCTCGGGCTCGTGGGCGTCGTCGATGCGGCAAACGGCATCGTCGAAGTGACGGGCAAGACGGGGCCGATCCCGCCGGGCTCGATGTGGCTCGCGCGCGCAGGTCAAGCCGAGCCGTCGCCGTGGCGCGTGACTGCCATCGCTGATCGCGGCAAAGGTTGGTACGAAGTCACGGCGACCGAGTACCACCAAGAGAAGTGGACCTACATCGAGCAGGACTGGCTGAAGCCGCCGCCGCCCTTCTCGCTGATCCCGACCGGCCCAATCCAGCCGCCCACCGATCTGGCCTTTCGCGAATTCATCTATCTCGACGGCAACGGCTTCCCGGCCTTCGGCATCGTCATGTCGTGGAGCGCGTCGACCGATCCGCGCGTCCAGCGCTACCAGCTCGAACTGAGTGGCCCCTCTGGCGACTATCGCAAGTATTCACAGGTGGCGGGCGTCTCGCAGGAAGTGCTGACGATGCGTCAGGGCACGTGGCTCGCGACGATTGTCGCCTTCGACAATATCGGTCGACGTAGCCCGGCCGTGCAGCTCACGTTCACGCCGGTCGGTCTGGGCGCGAAGCCGCTGCCGCCGACGTCGCTTTTTCTCGCGCCGCAGGGCGCGCTGACGACGCTGTCGTGGGTACCGACCGGCGAGATCGATGTGGTGTTCTACTGGATCAAGTGGGCCCCGCAGACGGACGGCAGCGCGACGTGGCCGCGTGCGACGACGTCGATTGCGCGCGTCGACCGCAACACGACGCAGGTCAACACGCCTACCAGGGCGGGGACCTTCATGGTCAAGAGCATCGACGCGCTCGGGCAGGAGAGCGACACCTATGCGTCGGCCATCCTGATCCCGCAGCAGACCGAGCGCGTTCACGCCGAAGACATCGAGGAACAGCCCGACTGGCAGGGCAATCTCGACGGCGAGGGCGCCACGGCGAGCTGGCATCGCAATCTCGACGAGCTATGGCTGCCGCCGCCTAGCGAGCCCGAGCCGTTTGCGCCCGACGCCTTTCCGGGCGACCGTGGCCTCGCGCTGAACCAGACACCGACGCGTCTCGGCACCTACGAATTTTTGGGTGAGCTCGATCTCGGGATGGTGACGGCGAACGTCTCGATGGTCGGGATCATCGACGCCTACGGCGCGTTCCTCGGTCACGTCATGGCGAAGTGGACGCCGCTCGCGTCGCAGATACCGCTTGCCTCGGGGGCCAACAATTCGATGTCGACGTGGCGACCGCTGGCGATGGCGGTGCCGCTCGCGATGGGAAGCTCCGACCAGTGGGATGCGCACATCGACTGCCGCGTCAGTCAGGACGGCGCGACGTTCGGCGAATGGTTCCCGCTCAAGTCGACGATCATCACCGGCCGACGCTTCGAGTGGCGTATGCACGGGCTCATCTACGATCTCGCGACGACGCTGAAAGTAGTCCGCGCCGCTGTCCTCGTTGAAATCCCCTACCGCAATCTGCAGGGCAACGACGTGCCGCTCGATGGCACCGGCCACCTGACGGTGACCTACGTCGTTCCGTTCATCGCGACGCCAACGGTTCAGATCACGGCGAGGCAGAACCTGGTCGCGGGCGGCAACATCGTCGTCGTCGAGAGCGACAGCGACCACTTCCGGGTCGAGCACCGAGGGCCAAGCGGCGCGGCCGCACCCAACGGAAGCATCGACTACTTCGTGCAAGGCTACGGGGGCCACGCAGCATGACGCAGTACAACTTCGGCACCATCGACCCCTATGTCGTCGACGGCATCCAGCTCGCCGGTATGCTGAACCAGTGGCGCGACGCGATCCACTCGAAGCATCGCGGCGCGGCGGTGCCGAGCTATGTCGTGCCCGGCCTCGACTGGATCAACGACAGCGCGGGCGCGGCGAGCTGGGTGTGGGGCCTCTATGTCGGCGCGACGCCGGGCACGCTGCCGATGTTCAACGTCGACACGGTCGCCGGTACGATGGCGCTCGCGGCGGCGATGCAGGCCGTGACGACCGTCAATCCGGCCGACGCCTCGAAGGCCGTCGCCACCAACGAGTTCGTGCAGGCTGCCATTCAGGCGGCGATTGCGAGCGCGGTATCGGCGCTGCTGCCGACCGGCACCATGATCGATCTCCCCGGCAAGCTGACCGTCGCCACCACGCCACCGGGTTGGGTGCTGGCGATGCAGGGCACCATCGGCAACGCGGCGAGCGGTGCCACGATCCGCGCCCACGCGGACTGCGCCAATCTGTTCGCTCACCTGTGGACGCTGACCAACGCTCAAGCGCCGGTGCTGCCCGGCGGTCGAGGCGCGTCCGCTGCGGCCGACTTCGGTGCAAACAAAACCATCGGAGGTCTCGACACGCGCGGCTTAGTGCGAGCGACCTCGGATGATCAGGGCGGCACCGCTGCCGGCAATCTGCCCGGTTACGTGGCGGGCACCGTTGGCGGCGCGGCGAACGTCACGCTGACGCTCACGCAAATTCCCAACCACTGGCACGGCGTGCCGGGCGGCAACGGCCTGCCGCAAGTCGGCAACACCGGCCGCGCTGCATTCGGTGACGGCACCGCCGCGTCGTCCTTTCAATCGGGCGGCAACGCTGACTACGGCGGCACAGGCGCGTC